GGCTCGTCGGTGCTGATGAAGTCCGTCAGCCCGCGGTCGATGCAGGAGTACGTCCCCGGCGTGTCGAGGGCGATGGCCGGACGCCCCGGCTTGGACTCGGCGCCGATCATGTCGACGGCCGCGACGTTGAACATCGTCTCGGGCTTGAACTTGAAGAACTTGTCGCTCTTCTTCGACACCGTGACGACGGGCATGACGAGGTCCGCGATGAACTCGCGGTTGCGGTACATCACCGCGAGGTTCGTCAGCGCGCGGTCGATGTGGACGTTGGCCGTGCCGAGCCCGAGCTCGATGCGCCGACGCGCCTCGCCCGAAAGGCGCTGCGCCCGCGCGGCCTGCGCGAGCTTGAGGATCTGATCGGAGTTCATGTCACGCACCCTGCATGATGAAGATGTTGAGGGCGACGCTGACGCGCTCGCCCGAAGAGGCGTCCTCGGTGGCGACGCCGAGGCACATGAGGTTGACGCCCGCGCTCGGCGCCGCGGGCTTGAGCCCACCGCTGCTGTCGCCGACGGTCACGGTCTGCCCCTGCGTGATGCTCGCCATCGCGATGCCCGGGTAGACGCCCTCGCGCACGATGTCGACGATGCCGCCGCTCGCCACGGAGCCGCCGCCGTCGACCTTGGCGAGCCCGAGCAACCCCGCGGTGGGGTTGTTGCCCGCGACGGCCGCGGAGTTGTCGGCGGTGCCGACGATCACGGCCACGCCGTCGGCGATGGTCGCCTCGGCGGTTGCCTGCATGATGAAGCCCGGGTTGCGGAACGACGTAGCCATCACTGCACCTCGACGAGGCTGCGCGACGCCATCATCAGCGCGTCACGGTAGGAAAGGTTGGCGTTGCTCGCCATGAGCTTGCGGGCCTCGCGGTCGGCGCGGTCCGAGTGCGTCTCGTCGCCGGCGTCCGCGGGGGCGGTGTCGGTGCCCGCCGTGATGCGGCCGCCGAGGAGCGCGGCGCTGTTGGCCGCGGGCTTCGGGTACGCCTTCGAGAACGCGGCGTAGTCGGCGCGCGCGAAGCCTTCGAGGGCGACGCGCGCCTTCGACATCGAGGGGTCGGCGCAGAGCGCGGCGACGTGCTCGTCGACCTCGCGCGCCGAACGCTCGGCCTCGCGGACCTTGAGCGCCTCGTTCTCGGCGGTGACGACGGCCACGCGGGCGGCGTCGGCCGCGAGCGCGGTGATCTTGGCCTCGACATCCTTGGCGCTCACGTCCGCCCCGAGCCCGAGCTGGCGGCGGGTGGCGAGCGTCTCCTCGGCGCGCGCGAGCACGGCTCGCTGCGCCTCGTCCTCGGTGCCGCTGGCGATGCCGAGCCGCGCGGCGAGGGTCAGAAACTGAATCGTCTGCATGGTGTTTCCCTTGTGGGAGAGAGACGCGGGCGCCTGCCCGCTGGACATCGGCGGCATGGCGCCTGCCGAATCAGAATCCTCCGCGGGCATCGCGGAGAGAGCCTTGCGAAGCGCGGCGATCACGTCGGCCGCGGAGGTCAGCACCGGGAGGCGCATCGCGTCGCGCATGCACCCGATCACATCGTCGATGTCGATGCCTTCGGGCGGCGCGTCGAGCATCCCCGCGAGCTTGTCGACCTCGCGCATGACCTCCTCCTCGGTGGCGAGCGCGGGGAGCATCAGCACCGAGCGGAGCATCTCGAGCACGTCGTCGCGGTCGTCGAGATCGCCGTACCACGACCCGGCGCGCACGCTGCGCGGGAGGATCGCAGACGCCGCGATGCGCGGGATGTCGACCAGGGCCGGGTTGTTCGTGAGCGAGAAGCTCCAGAGGTAGCTCCCGATCTCCGCGCCGCTCTCCTCATCGACGCCGTTCTGCACGAGCGTCACGGAGCCGTACGCGAGTTCACCCGCCTCCACGCTCGCGCGCGTAGCGGTGTTGACCCAGCGGAACTTCGCCTCAAGCGTCGCGACCGTCTTGCCGTCGCGGGTCATGGACCCAACGCGCATCGCCACGATCCACGCGTGCGCCTTGCGCGCGTCGGGATGGGCCATCGCGTCGGTGTCGGCGTGGTAGAGCACCACAGGCACGCGGCGCCCGAAGCGCGTGAAGTTCGCCACGCACTGCTCGAAGTCCGCGCGTGTGAGCTTCACATCGCCACGGCCTTCGAGCGCGACCTCGTAGGCGAGCACGTTCCACGGCGACTCTGCGCCCTGCGCGGGCGCTTCAAGCGCGACGCACACACCCTGAATGGTCGATGACATCTCAGCGTCCCTCGCGTCCATCTGACGCACTAGCTTCGCGCTCCATGAACGCCCCGGAGAGCCGCCCCAGAGCAGCCACGACACCCACGCGGGAGAATCCTTCGGCGCCGTCGCGAAGCGGCCGTTGCGCCCGAAGAACCGCGCCATCTTGCGCGCCTTCTCCGGGCTCACCGCGGCGCCGTCCGCGAGCCTGCGCGCCCACGCGACGGTGTCGGGCTGCAGCCCGCTCCCGCTGAGTCCCTGCTCATGCAGGGCGAGTCCGCGGCGAAGCGCAGCGCGGACACCCGCGGGCGGTGTGAAGTTGATCCCGTCGTAGCGCGCCACGGCTCACTCCTCGACGGGCGGCGGTTCAGCGGGAGGCGCGTCAGCGCGCGGCATGACCGCGGCGCCCGTGCCACCGATGGTCACGTCGCCGGGCTGCGGCGACGGGATGCCTTCGGCGTCGTAGACCCACTCGGCGGGCACGCGGAGGCCCTGGTCCATGTAGAGCTTGAGCCGCTCCGCGCGCTCCTTCGCATCCGTCGGAGGTTCGACGGTGAACGCGATGTGCGGCACCGGCGCGCGGTCGCCGAGGTTCGCGCGCACGAGGGGCGCGAAAAGGTCGCGGCGGATCGTGTCGGCGAGGTTCTCCGCATCGCTCTTGAGCAGCAGTGTCATCGCGCGGAGGTGCACCTCACCGAGAGAGCGTGCGCCGCGATCGCCCGGGTCGCTCACAAGCGTGCCGCCGAGGACCATCTTCGACATCTCGCCGTTGCAGAGCTTCACGAGGTCGTTGTGGACCTGATTGTCCTTCGCCTCGATGACCTTGAGGTCGGTCACGTCGGGGATGACGGTCGCGACCGTCGATGACATCGCCTGCAACGCCTCTTGCAGCGCAGTCACGTCCTCGTCGTTGGCGCGCCCGTCGTTCTGCGGGTCGCGCCCCGTGGCGTACTTGCCGACGCGAAGCCCGCGGCCCGCCCACTCCGCGAACGCGAGCCAATCGCGCACGGTCCACCGCTTGAACGCGCTGAACCACACCAGCGCGCGACCGAGCCCTTCGCGCGTCGGGTACGTTCCGAACTGCCGCGGCATGTGCACGAGCATCCGACCGCGCGGGAACACCGCGGCGTCAGAGAGAGGCACGCCGGGAAACTTCGCGAAGCGCGTGTCGCCGCTCGTCGCGTCGTAGAGGTAGAGCCGCCAATCGCTCTCGTTGCTCCACGACAAGCGCCGCGGGTGCACCGCGTAGGCGTGCCGCGGCATCGTGTAGCGGCCGTCGCGTGCGTACGTGAGCTCAACGGCTGCGCGCCCGTGGTACGTCGCCGTCAGCAGGCTCTGCATCGCGCCGCGCGCCGACAGCCCGAGCGTGCCGGCCTCGACCTCGATGGAGGCGAGCGCGTCTTGACAGAGCCGCAGCGCGCGGTTGCCTTCGCGCTTCGTCGCCGTCGTCGGGAGGCGAATCTCGTAGTCCGCGCCCGACACCGTGAGCTCGCGCTTCGTCAGGTCGCCGTGAAGGTGCGGGTCACCCTGCCGGATCTCGTCGAGAAGGTCCGCATACCCCCACATGTTCCCGAGGTCGGCGTCACGCAGAACGGCCGTGATGGTCTGCGGCGTGATGCCTGCGCCGAGGCGCCGCTGGTAGCGATCCTGCGGCGACGGCTTCGTGATGTCGATGGAGTAGGTTGGCGGCATCTCAGAAGCCCCAGCGGGGCGCTGCGGTGATCGTGCGAGGCGCGGACGTGTTCGCCTGCGGCTTGAGCAGCATGAGGTCCGCGCATCCGAGTGAGAGCGCATCGAGGTCGCCGGGGCTGCGCTTCGACGTGCCGTAGTCGTGCGTCGTCATGCTCTTCTCAAGGCGCGGGTGAACCCCAACGTGCGAGACGGCGTGCGGGTAGAGCTGCCGTGCCGTCGCGCTGCGTTGCGCCTTCTCTCCGCGCACCGGGATCAGCTTGACCTCGATGTGCTCGGGCTGCTTGCCCGTCGCCTGCGCTTCCTCGAGGAGCGCCGCGCGGATCGTGCTCTGGATCATCTTGCGGCCGTAGTTGGACTCGGCGCCGATGTACGAACACCCGTGCTCGCGATAGAGGCGGATCGCAGTGCGCGCCCACGTATCGACGCCCATGTTGCCAGAGGCGTCATCGAGGACGTACCCGCGGTTGTCGTAGCCCTTGCCGATGACAACGACACCCGCGTCGTCAGCGCCGTTGGGCGCGCCATCGTCCGCGCCGTTGACGTCGATGTAGACCACCGACATGCGGAGCGGAGGCGCATCCTTCACGCGCCCTGTGGCGATGCACTCGTGGTCCCACAGAGCGCCGTCGACGCGCTTGCGCGGCTTGCCCTGGCAGAGCGCTTCGGCCTCGGCTTCGGGCGTGTCGTTGAGCTGCTTGCGCGCCCCGTCGAGCGTCCATCCGAAGGTGCGCCCGTCGGGCAACGTGCGACGCGGGTTGAGCACGCGCGTCGCAGTGGCGTACGGCCGCGCACTCGGGGTGCCGTCGTTGTCTGCGAGCATCGGGAGGTTGATCACCTCCCATCCGCTGCCGTACTGCCCTGCGGCGATCCGCCCGATGAGGTCGTCTTCAACCCACCGCGTGTGAATCACGACGACGCTCATGTCCTCCTGCCCGCGCATGAGGACCGTGCCCGCAACCCACCGCTCGACGTGCGCGCGGATCGTCGCGCTCATCGCTTCGCTGCGGCCCTTGTAGGGATCGTCAATGACGAAGAGTTGCGCGCCCTGCCCCGTCGCGGGTCCGTCCACCGACGTGAACAGCGCGCCGCCTCCGCGCGACGTGCGCCACATGCGGAGGTTCTGCCGATCCGCAACAAGCTCAACGCCCGCGCGCCGTGCGATGTCGCGAGCCGTGTAGCTCTTGTCGTCGCTCTGATCCTGCTGATACGTCGCGTAGGTGATGCGCCACGACGGGCGCCGCGAAAGCAACCACGCGAGCGCGTGAAGCACCGTCTCCGTCTTGCCGTGCTGCGGCGGCACCGAGACGCACGCGCGCACCCTCTCGCCCGCGGCGATGCGCTCGAAGATCGAGAGCACCGGCGCGAGGTGATCGGGCTCGACGTGCGTGGGCGAGACGCGCGGGATGAACTCCCTCAGCGTCGCGTCAGTGGACCGCTTCGCCTGCGTCGTCCGTTGCGACAGCCGCGCCGCTGCCAGCGCCGTCATCCGCGAGGATGCGTAGGACACGGTCGAACTCCTCTGCCGTCATCGCCGCTTCGAGCTTCGAGAGCGCGCGGTCAAGCTCTTCGCGCACTGCGTTCTCGACCACGACCTTGTCGCGTCGGCCCCATCGGTCGGCCGCGCTGCGTTCAAGATACCACTGTGCGGACTGCGGCTCCGTGATGGCCGCGGTGCGAACGATGCGCACCATCTTCCGCTCTGCCCTCGCGCGCGCTCGCGTGATGGCCTCCCGAAACTCCTTGTAGGGACCCGACTCGTCGCGCGCTCCCTGCTCCATCCAGCGATAGAACGTGCTCTTGCCGACGCCCTCGGACTCCGCTGCGACCTCGGGGTAGTTGCCCGCAGCCACCGCCTTCGCGATGCGCGCGCCGATCTCGGGAGTGAGCTTCGCCGGCCGTCCCATCGTCAGCGCCCCTCGCGCGTCGGCAGCGTGGCGTCGTCGGCGCGGCTCGCGCGGTAGTCGTCGCGCGAGCACGCCCACGCGTCGCGGAGAGAGCGCCCGCAGACCGCGCACGCGGGGAGTTCGCCCGTTGCGGGGTGACGGCACCCGGCGCAGCGGAGCGGCGTCAGCGGCGCGAGCACGGTGATGGCACCGACGCTCGCGGTGATGGTGTCGGTTGCTTCCATCATCGTCAGCGGTCCTCTCGCCACTTGACGCCGTCGCGCTTGCGGGCGGCGCGCGTCACGCGGGCGAGTGCGGTCATGTCGGCGCAGTCATGGGTCACGGTGCCGTCGAAGTAGCGGTAGGCACGCGATGCGTCGAACGCGTCCTCTGCGGCCTCGCGGATGTCGCGCCACGTCCCCGCGCTGCGCAGGTCGAGGGCGCGCCGCTCGGCGTCAGTCAGCCTCGGCACCGTCGCTCCCGGTGAGTCGCGCGAGCGTGGCGGCGTCGATGGCGAAAGCGTCGCGTCCGCCCGTGGGAACCTTCGTGGCGTGCCCGGCCGCGTACCAGCGCGCGAGCATGCGTTGCGCCGTGCGGTATGGGATGCCCCTGGCTTCGAGGTCGCGGGCGGTGAGCATCGCGGGAGAGTGCTCCGGTCCCGCTGCGGCCATGCGGTGCGTCGCAGCGGGCCGGTCGGGGAGGGTCGACGGCTGCGGCGCGGACGCGATGCGCGGGATGAGGGCGCACCTGTGGCAGTGCAGCGGGACCGAAGTGGCGTAAAGGGTGCACACGGCGGGGAGGCGCTGTCAAGCACTCCGCACGCTCACTCAGAGCGACCCCGCGCGAGAGTGACCCCGGCTCGCGTGGCGCTGTCAAGGCCCGAGGTGCGTGCGTGTCGGTGCGCTGCCTACATGAGCGCACACGTCGGCGCGAACGTGCGTCGCGCGAAAACGCTGGAGTTCTAGCGTGTTTCGAGAAAACGCACGGATAGTCTTGACATGCGACTAACGCTAGCTTAGAGTCTCTCTTGTCGACGCAACGAGCGCGACGAAAGGACACCGACGATGGACGCTCACCTCTCCGCCACCCTCGCCTGCGACAAGATCCGTTCCGAGACTGCCGACCGCTCCGACGAGCGCGTGCGCCGCACCGGACAGGTGGCGATCCTCCTCGCGGCGCTGCGCTGCGGCACCGTCGACCGCTTCGCGCTGACGCTCATGGGTGGCGAGCGCGGCGTCACTGAGGCCGAACTGTCGCGGCACATCCTGCGCCCGCTGGTGCAGCGCGGGTTCATCCGCACGACGGGCGACGCGGTGCGGATCAGCGTCGCCGCCGCGCGCCACGCTGACGCGATCGGCGCGTGGATGGACGGCGAGACCCTCGACACCCTCGACGCGAAGGCGCCCGTCAAGAAGCTGCAGGCGCGCGACCTCAAGGTTGGCGACGTGTTCGAGTACATCGACTCGCTCGGGCGCCGGATGCTCGCGCGGTGCGAGTCCAAGAGCTTCACCTCGACGGGCCGCGTCGACACTGGCAGCGCGATGGTCTACGCCGACGACCGCGTCACGGTGTACCGCGCCGCGTGAAGGCCGAAACCGGGGGCACCCCGGTCTGCCCGTGACGCGGGCACTGACGAGGCCGTCAGACACACAGGGAGAGCAGCATGGACATCGAGTTTCACACCGCAGAGA